AAATCGACCTATACAAAGGAGCACGTGTAAAAATGTCAAACAATAAATTTGAGAGTTTATTAGAATTACTAATAAATGAAGAAAACGATAAAGCAGAGGCTTTATTCCATGAAATCGTTGTAGAGAAGTCAAGAGACATCTACGAAAACCTAGCAGACGAAGAAGTAACTGCTGAAGCGATGCATGACAAAAAAATGAAAAAAGAAGACGAAGTTACAGAAACTGAAGCATCTGAAGACGAAGCAAAAGATGAAGAAGTAAAAGAAACTTCAGATGAGTCTAAAGACGAACAAGTAGACGAAGTTGTTGAAATCGAAGACGAAGCAACTGAATCAGAAACTACTGAAGAAGAGTCAATCGAAGAAGTTGGCGGTGACGCTACTGACGAATTGGTTAAAGACATCTCTAGCGAAGAAGAAGGCGAACATGATGGCATGGACAAACCAGAAATGGGCATGGACATGGATGCAGAAAAAGACATGGACGGCGACGCTGAAGGTGATGTCGAAGACAGAGTAGTTGACTTAGAAGACGCTTTAGATGAACTAAAAGCAGAATTTGAAGCAATGATGGGCGACAAAAAAGACGGTGAAGACGAAAAAGAAGACGAGTCTTTAGATGTTGCACCAGAGTTAACTCCAGAAGTTGAATTCGAAGGCAAAATGATGGCCGGCAAGAAAATGGATAAGAAAGACATGAAAGAGTACAAAAATCCAGTGAAAGCAGACCATTCAGATCATTCAGATAAATCGGCAAAAGGTGCTACACCAGTAACTGGCGGTTCAAATGTTAAAACAGGCGCAAGCGGTTCTAACATGACAAACGCTCAAGCAGACAGTGGTAGTGGTGCAGGTGCAACGACTTCAATTAATGGGTCGACAACACCACAGAAAATGGCTGGTGAATTTGAGAACACAGGCGGAAAAGCAAAATCTACTTCATACAAGAAGCAAGTTTCGGCTAACACTGCTGACGGTTCAGAAAAATCTGCAAAATCTACAATTTCCGGCAAGTAATTGCTAGAGACTGTTGATAACAAGGAGGTCATCGAATGACATCACTATACCTAAGAGAGAATCTAACTTTTAACGAAGCCAGAGTCCAGATTTTGCACGAAAACGACGGCAAAGATTTGTACATGAAGGGCATCTGTATTCAAGGTGGGATTAAGAATGCTAATCAGAGAGTTTACCCAGTGCAGGAAATTGCTAAAGCAACTAAAACACTAAACGATCAGATCAGCTCAGGGTACTCAGTACTAGGTGAAGTGGATCATCCTGATGATTTAAAAATTAATTTGGACCGTGTGTCTCACATGATTACAGAAATGTGGATGGACGGACCAAATGGATATGGTAAGATGAAAATTTTACCAACACCAATGGGTCAACTTGTCAAAACTATGTTGGAATCAGGTGTGAAACTAGGCGTTTCAAGTAGAGGTTCTGGAAACATGAACGAATACGGAAGCGGTGAAGTTTCAGACTTTGAGATCATCACAGTAGATGTTGTAGCCCAACCTTCGGCACCGGGTGCTTATCCTACGCCAATTTACGAACACCTTATGAACACAAAGGGTGGAAATTTGGCAAAGGGTTTGGCGGCTGAAGTTAGAAATGACCCTAAAGCACAAAAGTTCCTGAAAGAGGCACTAACAAACATAATAAAGGACCTGAAATAACATGATAGACGCAATATCAAAGTTAGTAGAGTCTGGAGCAATCTCGGAAGATGTTCAAAAAGGCATCCAAGAGGCTTGGGATTCGAAAATTAAAGAAAACAAAGAAGTTGTAGGCGCTGAATTAAGAGAAGAATTCGCAAAAAGATACGAGCATGACAAGTCAAACATGATCGAAGCGATCGACTCTATGATGAACGAGAAGTTATCTGAAGAGATCACTAAATTCGTTGAAGATAGAAAAGCACTTGCACAAGAAAAAATCGCTTACAAAGAAAACGTAGGCAAACATTCTGCTAAATTAGAAGGTTTTATGCTTTCTAAACTGTCAGAAGAGTTAAAAGAACTACATGGCGACCGAAAAGGTGTCCACGAAAACTTCAAGAAGATGGAAGAATTCGTAGTTGGTGCTCTTGCTAAAGAAATTAAAGAGTTCCATGAAGACAAAAAAGGCGTTGTGGAAACGAAAGTCAAACTAGTAGCCGAAGCCAAAAAACAAATGGCTAAGATGAAAGAGGCTTTCATAACAAGATCTGCTAAAGTTGTAGAGTCTGCTGTAAACAAAAAACTTGCTGAAGAGTTAACATCTCTTAAGGAAGACATCACAGCGGCGAGAACTGTCAACTTTGGTAAGAAAATATTCGAAGCGTTCGCTTCAGAGTACCAGAATTCTTACTTAAATGAGAAATCTGAGACTTCGAAGTTAATGAAAGTTGTGGATGAAACTGCACTTAAATTAAAAGACGCTGAGAAAGCCGTCGAAGAAAAACAAGCGGTGATTGAGTCGAAGAACGCTGAGTCCAAAAGACAAGCAGACTTGATGGAACGTAAGGAAAAGATGGCTGAGATGCTCAAACCATTGGGCAAAGAAAAGAGTGAAGTAATGAGTCAGTTGTTAGAATCAGTTCAAACAGCGAAACTTCAAGGTTCATTCGACAAGTATCTACCACACGTGATGGCTGACAAAGCAGTGCCAGGAAAAACGAAAGTTCTTTCTGAAAGCGGCGGCGACAGAGCACAAAGGGAAGATGCTGATATAACAAATATCCGTAAATTAGCGGGTATATAACAACTAAACTAAAGGAAGATTACAAATGTCAGATATATTTGAATCAAAATGGGGCGAAACTAAAGCCGCTCTTACAGAAGGTTTAGCAGGCAACAAGAAAAAGACTATGGACGTTATCTTAGAGAACACAAAAAGATATTTGTCAGAGCAGTCTACAGCAGGTGCTACATCTGCCGGTAACGTTGCTACGTTAAACAGAGTGATCCTACCAGTAATCAGAAGGGTAATGCCTACTGTTATTGCGAACGAGATCGTTGGTGTACAACCAATGACTGGTCCAGTTGGTCAGATCCACACACTAAGAATAAGATATGCAGACACAGTTGCGTCGAACACGACTGCAGGTGAAGAAGCATTATCTCCATTCAAAATAGCAAAAGGTTATTCAGGTAACCAAAATGCTACTGAGGCAGACCAAAAAGCGGCTACCACAGCATCATTAGAAGGAACACCTGGTAAGAGATTATCAATCCAAATCTTGAAACAACCGGTTGAAGCGAAATCTAGAAAATTAAGTGCTAGATGGACGTTTGAAGCGGCTCAAGATGCTCAAGCACAGCAAGGTATTGATGTAGAAGCAGAAATCATGGCGGCATTAGCTCAAGAGATTACTGCTGAGATCGACCAAGAAGTTATCAACTCATTAAGAACATTGGCTGGAACGGCTAGTGAGACTTTTGACCAAGCGGCTGTATCAGGTACTGCTACATTCGTTGGTGATGAACACGCGGCATTGGCTGTGTTGATCAACAGAGTTGCTAACCAAATTGCGACAAGAACAAGAAGAGGCGCTGGAAACTACGCTGTAGTTTCTCCAACTGCTTTAACAGTTCTTCAATCAGCATCAACTTCAGCGTTCGCAAGATCAACTGAAGGTACATTTGAAGCACCAACAAATACTAAATTCGTTGGAACTTTAAACGGTGCTATGAGAATATACGTTGATGCATACGCTTCAGACGGTACAGACGTACTAGTTGGTTACAAAGGAGCAAGTGAGGCAGACGCACCAGCGTTCTATTGTCCTTACATTCCTTTAATGTCTTCTGGTGTTGTACTAGATCCATCTACTTTCGAACCAGTTGTTGGTTTCCTAACAAGATACGGTTACGTTGAATTAACGAACACTGCATCTTCACTAGGTAACGCGGCAGACTACGTTGGTTTAGTAGGTATGAACAGCGGAACAAACTTAAAATTCAAATAAGCCCAGGTTTATTTTTATTTCCAAAAGGGCGGCTTCGGTCGCCCTTTTTTTGTGGCGGTGGTATAAAGAATTTTCTTAATTTTGAACGTGTTGCAACGCTATGCCGGTTTTTTCTGAAGTAGAGTGTTGTTGCTGATCTTGTTCTGACTGATCTAAATTTGTCCAGTTGCCTTTGGCCCTGCTACAAGTGTTACATATCAAATTCTGTTTTGCCTCTGTGTACTTCTTGCTGTATATCAATACTATCTCTTGACGCAGGTTATCCCACACTTTTTCAACACCGTCTTTGAACACATTGCCATAGTTGGTGCGTTTTGTGGCATCCTCACAGCAAAGCACTGCTGTGCCATCAACAAGTATTTCCATTTTCCTAAATATCTTGCCAAACACCATGGCGCAACCCTTTACAAAATTTTTCTCATCTATGTCAAATTCCGCGCCTTCCATCCAAACACCGTCCCCTGCTCCCATCCTATTGGTCATCCAGTGGTTCTTTACTTTGACACGTCCAAGCGTGATGGACTGCAAATTTTTTGCAATCAGTTTACGTTTGCCATCATCAACCTGTTGATTTTTGTGTTTGACACCGATCCTCATTTTTCGACTTATATCCGGATAATTGTCTCTGACTTTTATTAATCTTGCTTTGGTCACTTTCCAACTGACACCCATAAATTCTTTTATCTCAGCCTCATCAAAACCTATCACAGAAATCGTTATTTTATCCAGCGTATGAAGGTATTTCTGTATGATCTTGCAATTTTTTTCTGTAAATGACACGCCATTCGTGGTGATGTTCACCATTATCTTGTGCTCGTTCGCCAACTCAAATATGTATTCGAGATCGGGACACACAAGTGGATCAGAATATCTCCATGGAGTTATTGCCGTGGTCCATGGCTTGGCGTCATATTTCTTTAACAGAGCCGCATAATCTTCAATCAGTATTCTAATTTGGTCCCTGGTCATCCTTACCCCGCGATACTCTTTGTCCTTGCTCAGCCATGTGTATGGACACATGAAGCAGGCCGCGTTGCACAACTGTATGGGTTCAAAAATTAGTTCGGTTGGAATTGGAAAATGATAGGTCATGGATATACAGCATCCTTGACTCGTAATTTTTGTTTCAAAAAGAAGTTTAGTGTGACTCTGTTTGAATTCTCTGTACTTTCATAACTGTGCCAGGTTTTGTTGTGTACACCACAGAATATCATTGTGCTGTTTGTTTTCCAAGGTACCTCCTTGCATAGACTTTCAGGATTGTTTTCAGTGTACATCATAGTGCCACAATTGGTATTGGGAGTGATGTATGTGACACTGGACCAGATCTTTGATGCTGTCTCGTCATGTATCTCATGCTTGTACGGTTTTGGTGGTTGTACTCCAACGTATGCCGTCACGCACAGGTCGTCGTACCATCTGTGTTCGGAGAAATGGTTAGTCAATTCACTACGATTTTCATATATGCTTTTGGAAATTTCCAAAATCTGCTCGTGCCAATCAATGCCAAACTCTTTGAAACGTTTTGGATTTATTTGATTTTCTGTTTGGCCCTTGTACGTAGGCATGTCTTCCATCTTGATGTCTAATAATTTCCTGCACTGGTACTTTAGATTGTCAAATTCTTTCTTGTCAACATGATTTTCTGTGATAGTGTGTGCCCAAGGATCTTTTACAATTACTGATTGTAGACATTTCTCAACAAAGTTTTTTCCTATCATGTACATATTTATTTGTTATAACTTACAGTAAAAAACACAATAAAGTAGTAGATAACATTTTTTTTTCATGCTCGTACCAACCATAGACCAAATAAGGTAACTTTACTCTTACACTAGGTACCTAAATAAAATTACGATTCGAAAGAATCATAACAACAAAGGGAGGTCCAACAATGGATATCATGAACCAAATCAAAGGATGGGCTAAAGGGTTGGCTGATGTAGGCGTAAGTCTAATAGCATTAGGAATCGTTTTAGAGATCCTTTTT